AATAGCCGTCCCGTTAGCTTGGTTATTTCCTTTTTCTTGTTCATAGACATAAGAAGCTCCTGCTGTTACACCAATGGGAGTATTAGAGACTCCTGTGCTTGTAGTTGCATTAGCTGTAACCGTTGTATCATACTCACTAGAAATTGGAAATTCATAGGTATAATTTCCAAGATATGTTGTTCTTCCAAGTGTAGATGTATACCATGTATTTTCTAAATAATTATATACTACTACTCTGTCAATTTGAGTAGCACTAGACGAAGGATAAAACCATAAAACTTCATTAAATTCAGGATTAACCCCGCAAGCTATATCATTTTTATTAGTAAAACTAATATCATCATAAACATAATCTTGAACAGAACACGGCATCTTTTTAACAACACCATCATACATATAGAATGCATCATCGCCCATCCAATAAGCTCTTCCGTTTACATCAATAGCTGCATGCTGTGCTATTAATCCGCAGTTAGCCCCCAGTTGACGTTGACCAAATGTAAAAGGAGTACCTACAAATTGAATACCGTGCAAAGATGTATCGGTCCATACAAGTATTTGCCCCGTTGAGCGTACGGCTCCTACAATTCGTGAACCATCGGCAATACGAAGAGAACCTGCTTCATTCGTAGCAGTAGGAGCCCATGTTGTTAAACTTTCTCTATCAGCAAATCTAAAAAATAAATCATCTTGAGTTGCGGCATCAGTAACAGTAGTGGATGTACCAAATAAAAATAAGTGTCTTGTATCAGCCGAGACTAAGTTAAACCGAGAAGCAACCGGGGCTGTTGCCCCAAGGCTCACGGCTCTTGTACTTGTACCATTTGATTTATCCCACTGATAAGTTCCACCATTTAACACGGTAGCAATTAAATCTTCTCCAAAATTATCTAAAGACCATTGACGTGCATAAATAGTAACATTGGAAGAAGATCGAGGTGTACCCCATGTACTATTACCCCATGTTAAAACTCCCCATCCATATCCATATGTTGATGTCGAATTTCCTACATTAATTTGATAACTTGCTGTAACCGATCCTCCGCCAGCAGCCGTTGTTCCTGTAGCATTTGAAGGAAAAGTAATGGTGTAACTATTGCTATCAATAATAGCAGTTATTTCAAACTCATTATTAAATTCTAATCCATCCACAGTATTAGTAGCACTTCCATTATCAAATTGAACGAAATCTCCTACCTCAGCTCCGTGACTGGCATCCGTAACCGTGACTCCTGCTCCTCCTGAAGTTGTCTCAAAAGGATTGGTTAGAGAAGCAGTTTCACGGATAGGTGTTATATCAAAAATTGCTCCCTCCGAATATAAATAAAGTTTTCTATCGGTGCCTAGGGCTAAATACCTTGTACCATCTAAAGAAAACCAAGAATGTGTATCTCTTACCACCCCAATGATGGTTTCATTAGGATTAGGGAGATAACCCCATCCTTTCCATCTCTCGGGTTTTCCGTAGTGAAAACGTACTAATTGAGAATCAACGTAACGTCGATCATCTCCAGCAGCATAGGGAGAATCCTGTTTATCTACACCAGGTTGAAATTTTAAATCGGTTAATTGCATGCAAGCACATACTAAATTATTTCTTGTTTTCTGGCAAGAATTGAGTTCCTACATTTCCTCTAAAGACATAGGTACCATGATGATTAAGACCACTTACAACATCGGCATAAACAGAACCTCCTATTTTCTGCCATAATCTACAAAAAGCATAATCTTCTGAGAGATAGCGTTTAGTTTCTGGTTCAATCATTGTATCAAAAAAAGCATAATTCCAATCCGATGTATCATGATAATTAAATTGAGTATCATGCGGTTGATTAAGATGCTGATCCGATTTAAATTTAAGTTCAGGATAAGCTTTAGCCATTTTTTCAAATACTTGTCTTTTTATCAACATAAATCCAGTTGCCCCGTCTAATACTTCTATAAAACCTTTCTTTACTTCAATCCTATCTGGTGTTTTCACATTAATATTATATTCTAGGGAAGCTGCATGAAGTTCATCTATATCTATGTCGGGATTATTAGTAATTCTTTTTTTTACTTTTCTCCAGTCAATAGCTTTTCGAGGATACACTCCTGTAACTACATCTTTATCTAAATCTACCATTCTAAATACTGTTTTTTCACTAAACCCAATATCCGCATCAATAAAAAGAAGATGGGTATAATTTCCAGGATCATCCATAAATAATTGTACTAAAGTATTTCGTGCTCGGGTGACTAAAGATTCATTTCCTACCGTTCCAAATTGTAAAGCAATATCGTGTTTAGGTGCTTCGTTCACTAAACGTAAACAGCTTTTAAAATAATCTGCTGTTATCATTCCACCATAACACGGTGTGCCTATAAAAATTTTAGTCTGCATCTTTGTAAAAAATATTAAGTGTAAATCTCTTGGAACTCTCACCAAAAGATTGTAAATCCGAATGAGGTATTCTCATTCCGTTAAAAAATAAAGCTCGGTTTTCTACAAAACCAATGTGTGAAGATAATTGATTATCATGCGTAAACCCTGTTCCATTATTAAGAAGAGGTTCACCTTTAACAAAAAAAAGAAAGTTTGCTACATTTCCTTTCTCATCATCGGTGTGAAATAAAGGCTCCTTTTTATTTTGTCTTGAATGAGCACTCACGGAGATGGGCTTCAAATTTCTATGAGGAAAAAAATATTGTTTAATAATTTTTAATAATGGATCATCATGAAAACTGTTGGGAAAAGTATGTCTAAAGCCATATTCTTGTCCTGCAGGATTTTTTACCTCTTCGTAATTTAAATTTACTAGCGTCTCTTGAAGAGAGTGTAATGTTTCTTTACTCAAAAAATCATCAACATACATAACAAATTTGGTGTTTTTATTGTGTTGCATATTCCACTTTTAAATATTCTATTTTCTGTATCCAGCATTTTGGAATAGCTATAGATCCTCCACCATTTTGATCAAGTTTTCCTGTTGCATCTTTTTCTTCACTAAACGATCTCATTACTACTACTTTCTCTTCAGTATTAACAACTAACCATCCTACTTCCTGACACAGGGCTAATGGTGCATTAAGAATTTCTTTTATTTCAAGCCACCCTGTTTCCATATCACGAGCATCTACCCACGTCACACGGACCATGGGCGTTTTATTAATATCAATCATTATTTTTTTTCTTTATAAAATTCTTTTCGGCGGGCTGTCTCTGCATTTCCCACTTGAGGATCTTTTTCTTTTTTGATTAATTGTAAATTAAAAGATACCGATCTTCTCTCTTCGTTCTTTGTTCTAAAAGGATAAACGCCGTGGGCTAACCAATTAGGAAATAAAAATATATCGCCTACTGTTGGGGAGTGTTGAAATTTATGTCCACTAAAGGTGGCTGCTTGTCCATTAAACCAGCATATGTCCCCTACCGTTGGATAATGATCTTCTTTTGCATATTCTTCCGGTAAACTTTTTGGTACCCGTAAATAAAAAACTCCTGATAATTGTCCTTCATGAATATGAAAAGGATTAAAGTCTCCTGCATATTGGCTCACGGCCCACATCGATTCAATAACCATTTGACCAATAAACTCTGGACTAATGGTTTCATTAGCCGGAGGAATAGAAAGATAGGATTTAACCATTTCACCAATTACATGAATCATGGGTTGTGCTTCTTCCGATCCTAACCATTCAGGATCAAAACGTGTTTCTTGTTTTACATTACCTGCAAGATGAGGTGCATGATCAAATTTTTTAGAATATTCTTTATCATTCATCATTTCGGATGCTTTATCATCCATTAACTTAACTAAAAAATCAGGTAGTTTTCCTTTTACAATAGTAGGACCAAAAGGTCGGATAGCATCAAATTTTAATACTTGGTCTTCTTTTTTCTCTTTCTTCGCCATAGCTCCCTTTCTTTACTATAAATATCTATTGTCATATAGCAATATTTTCCCTATAAATATATAATAAAATTGGCTTATTCTGACAAGTCTCGCCATCTTGCTTTTTCAACAAAAATTACAGTTGCTATTAAAGGATTATGCATGATTGACGAACAATTTTTACAGACTATTCCCCAATACGGTATTGGCGGATTTGTTAAAGGAATATTTAAAAAAGTAAAAGATACCGTTAAAAAAATTGCACCTATTGCAGGTGCTGGTATTGGTTTTTTAATTGGTGGTGCGGCAGGCGCTGGTATTGGCTCAGGTATAGGAAGTTTAATAGCAGGTAAATCACCTAAAGAAGCTCTTCAAGCAGCAGCTCTTGGATATGGTATTGGTTCTATTGCCGGAACATGGGGACCTTTTAAACAATTTGCTGGTAAAGGAATGTTTGGTGGAAAATTTGCTATGGGAGATAAATATAATTTTTTAAATAAATTTATAGGTCCTCAAGAAGTTGTTACAGCAGACACAAGTGTTGCAGCATCAGGAATGGATGAAGTAGCATACTTAGAATCTAAAAATGTAAACCCAGAAGTATTTACCAAAGGTAGCAAGGAAACAAAAGATCTTGTTACTGCCACAATGATAAAGGATATAGGGGCAAAAGAAGTTGCAGCAACAGGTGGTAAAAAACTTTTAGGAGGTAATTTAGCAGGTAATGTATTAATGGCAGGTGCAGTTGCATCTCCCGTGTTAACATATTTAGCAGCTAAAAAAGAAGAAGAAGATTTTGTTCCCCCTGATCAAATGGCATTAAATCCATTATATTATCAAGATCCCCAAGCGTATCAACTATCGGGGCAAGGAGTTAAACCTTATTATTATAGAGATTTACAAGATTATTACGGACTTCCCGTAGAAGATTTACAAACTGATTTTATTCGTACATCAGCTAAAGGCGGAATAATACAATTAGCTGATGGTTCAGAAAAATATTTTCCTCGTAAAACTGGAGAAATAAATGGACCAGGAACAGGGACAAGTGATGATATCCCTGCAATGTTAAGTGATGGAGAATTTGTATTTACGGCTCAAGCTGTTAAAAATGCAGGAGGAGGAAGTAGAAGAGAGGGTGCAAAAAGAATGTATGAAGTAATGAAAAATTTAGAAAAAGGTGGTACATTGTCCACGCAATCTAGAGGAGTAGCGGCATAATGGTTGAAGAATATATTACACGAGAAGCCCCGGATATAGAAGCCCGTAAACTCGGGTTAATGGATACGGCGAAAGCTCTTACAGAAAAAGGGTATACTCTTCCTGATTATATTCTTGCTGGTCTTACACAAGCTCAAAAAGATGCCATTGCATTACAAAAAGCAGGTATTGGTGCATACCAACCCTTTTTAACGCAAGGACAACAAGCAGCAGCAACAGGGTTAGGGACAACAGGCCAAGCTATTACACGATTAGGAACAACAACAGGAGCTCCAACACAAGCACAACTTGCTGCTTACATGAATCCTTTTCAACAATCGGTTATTGATGCCACAATGGCTGAACTTAATAAACAAGGTCAATTAGCTGAATCACAATTAGCTTCTCAAGCACAACAAGCAGGAGCATTCGGTGGTTCACGATTTGGCGTGGCTCAAGCAGAACTTG